TTCGGCGCACAGCAAGTTAACCTACAAGAAGTAATTTCACGCCAAGACGGTCTTTCAAAGATTGCTCGTGACTTTGCTCAAGTACGTGGCGATGACGAAGGCAATGCACTTATGGAAGTTCTAAAAGGTGTTGCAGCGTCTGAAACAACACTGGGTGATGCAGGTGGTTCAGGTAACGGTGGTATCGTTGACTTTGACACAGATGCAGATGCTTCTGCAACAGGTTTCTTTGTTGACATTAACGCAGCAGGTGAATTTGGTACAGCTGCGTCTAGTTCTTCAGATGCTCGTAAACTGTTTGACTCAACAGCAACAGGTGCTGCTCGTGGTGAGCGCCTATTTAAAGCTATTGGTATGGCATACAAGGACATGGAACCAGATTTCATGTACCTAGTAACTTCACCAGAAACAATGGCTGAAATGCGTGCTGCTAACGTTGTTGATGAAACAATTATTACAGATGGCAATCTACAATTTAACACATTGTTTGGTGGTAAATTCCGTCTAGTAATGACTCGTGCAAGCCAACGTGCTACAACAGCAACAGGTGACGTAAACGCACAATCAACTAAGTGTTCATTTGTTATTAAGCCTCAGTCTGTAGCGTTTGCTCCAATTGCCGCTCCTACACCAGTAGAAGTAGATCGTGATGCAGCGTCTTACACAGGCGGTGGTTCTACAAACGTATGGTATCGTTACGGTTTCGTAATGCACCCACAGGGCTATGACTGGTCAGGTGCAACTAACGCATTTGCAACTAACGCAACTCTTGGTGCAGCTGCTTCATGGACTCGTAAGATGGACGCACTAAACCTAGGCATCTTGCCTATCTTCCACTCATAAGACATAGGAGGAGCTAATGGCTTTAGTTCTAAATACAAATAGCTATGTAACTATAGCCGATGCTGATACTTATTTTGAAACTCGAATTGATGCCGCTGAGTGGGATAGTTCGAATGACGAAACCAAGGAGCAAGCTCTAGTTACAGCCACTCAATTAATTGATGAACGTCATTGGATTGGTGCTGCTGTTAGCTCTTCTCAAGCTCTAGCGTGGCCTCGTAAAGACGCAATTTACTACGATCCCCGAATGGGTCAACAGATCACAGTTGCAAATGACGAGGTTCCGTCTCAAGTTAAAATTGCAGTATATGAACAAGCTTTACATCTTGTACAAAATGAAGACTTACTAGCTCAGAAAATTCAAACTTTTGAAAGTATTTCTGTTGGTAGTATTAGCTTGTCAGATAGCAATAATGATGTAACAAAAACCTCTATTACACCCTCTATAATCATAAAACCATTAAGACCCTTAATTCGTCGAGATGGTATTGGTATGGGTGGTTCTTGGTGGAGGGCTAATTAATGTCATTATCTGCAAAAGTAAGTGCAGCTGTTAATAAAGCATTTGCGGCTGCAGGTGATTTAGTACAACAAGGTACACTTTCTAGTAAAAATGTCTCTGGCTATGACTTTGCTTCAAGATCTACAGTAAGTACATCAACTACTATAACTGTAGAAGTCATTATACAAACAGCACAAAAAGCTTCAGGAGAAGGTTTTATAACCACTGCTCTTATGAAGTCAGGAATAGATCTTTCAGTTTATGATACATTAACTGTAGGGACTAAGTCTTATAATATTGTTGATTATAGTGATAATAACTTTGTAATTGAGGCACAGCTGAGTAGGGAGGTCAAATAATGTTTGATAACGTTTTAGACGATATTGAAGGAGTATTTGGTTCTTCTTCTTGGACTACTCATAGTATAGACGTTTATCCTGATAACTATCAAGGTACAATTTCTGATGAAACAGAATTTTGTAGACTTAATGTTATGCCAAGTAGTAGTGAAAACTTTAACTTTGGTGGAGTAAAAGAGTTATCTGGAATTGTTGCTGTTAAAATTTTCGTATCAGCTGGTGAAGGCCAGTCTAGAATTATGGAAATCAGTGATACCTTAGATACTGTACTACAAAACAAACAATTAACTAATGGGACAGAGCTACACACATCTTATTTAAATGTGGAAGGGTTAGACCCATCTAATAAGGCACTTTATAGTGCTAGCTATATCATACCATTTAAAATATATGGAGAATAATAAATGGCTCATATTTCATCACTAGGTGCAGGAATCTTTTCCTACCTAGACATTTATAGCGGTTCTACGGCTCCTGCGTCAGAAACTGCTTCAGGGTATGCTGCACTTTTTGATACTGCTAATTCAGCAGACATTAGTCGTATGCCTTCTGTGCGTGAATTCCCTTCAATTGGTACTCCTGCAAACATTGTAAACGTACCAGTTTATGGACAAAACACATCTTCCCAGATCCAAGGTCAAGCGGATGCTCCTACTCTAGAAGTAACAGTAAACTATGTTGCTTCAGATATGGAAGACTTCCACAACCTGATTGGTACTGAAGTGTATTTCCGTTTCTTGATGTGCGCATCATCATTGTCTTTGGCAGATTCAATTGCCTCAACAATTGCTGCAAACAACACAGAATTCTACTTCAAAGGTAAAATCGAAGCTATTTTGGTTAACCCTGCATTGACAGATGCTACAACAGCAACTGTTACTTTGTCAGCACAATCAGATTTCTTTGGTCCTGCGACAGTAGCAGCTTCTTAATAGCTGACATTAAAGAAGGAGGCTCCCCTGGGGGCTTCCTTATTATTAGAGAGTTATATGTATTATGGATAAACCATTTAGTAAA